AGGCAAGAGGATGCATTTAAATCTGAACTGGAGGTTGTTTGTGTGTTAGTGAATATATCAGCACCCATACCAGAAATGATATCAGCAAGTGATATCCTGATTCCGTTTTTGCCGGAAGGTGAACCTGATCTTGCTACCGTTACCGAATTAGCAGATGATCTAATGAAGAAGCATGGGTTGTATGTAGCAACAGATTATATCTTTGAGGTATGGTCAAGAAGGAATAAAAGCAGAAAGGATTCAGATCATGGAAGACAAGAAGCGTAAAGCGCAGTATGATATGGCATATGCCCGGAAGAACATCAGACGGAAAGAGATTCCTTTTAACCTGACTCAGCCGGATGATGAAAAACTTTTCCTCTGGTTGGAAAGTAAAGAGAATGTAACCGGGTATATTAAGAATCTGATCCGGGAAGACATGAAAAAAAGCTGAACCCCGTTTGAACCCCAATCGGGGTTCTTTTTTTCTATTTTTTCCTCTTCCTCAGAGGTATGAAAAAACCCTTTGGCCTTGATTCCAAAGGGTTTCTGCTGTGGCTCAAATAGGACTCGAACCTATGACACTCCGGGTATGAAGCGGATAATGTGAAGAAGCTCTCAGGCTTGTTTTTCAATCGGTTCCGGCTGTTTTATTTTTTCTTGAACCCCATTTTGAACCCCAAACAGCCTGTTTTCTATCTTTAACCGCTCTTCTGCTGATCTGTCTTCCGAAACAGCATCGTATACCTTGAGGATCATTTTTGCATCTGCATGGCCCATCCATCTGCGGCAAGTATTTATCTCTACTCCAGCATCCCGGCACATGACGCAAAAGGAATGCCGCAGATCATAAGGAACAATATCAAACGATATCCAAGGCGGGAGCGGTTTCTTAGCGGCAAGTAGTGCTTTATGCTCCTTTGTTCTTCCGTACCATCGTTTTTGCATCCCGTTTATAGCTGTTTCCATTGCGAACTTGTATGAATTCCAAACAACTCTCCATGTGGTGTGTGTAACACGCTTCCCGGCGGCAGAGGATACAAGATACCCTTTTTTGCCATTTAACGCTTGTTCTAATGGCGGGAAAAGCGGTATCTGTCTCTTTGCCTTATCTGTCTTTCCTTCGCTTGTAAAGGCGTATTTTTGCCCGTCATTGTGGGCAAACTCATGAAGGGTAATTACTTTGTTTTTGAAATCTACATCACGTTCTATGATCATGGCCTTTGCTTCCGGTGGGCGAAGTCCGGCATATAACATGGTCATAACCGCCGGATATGCTCTGTGATCTGTACAGAGAGTTAGAATCCATTCCCGTTCCTGTGGTGTTATCGGTCTGGTTGTGGGCGGCTTCCCTTTCTGCGGTTTTGCTGTTTTGTCTTTTGCTGGATTTGATTTAATCAGGCCGTCCGCAACTGCTGATTCAAAGAGGGATGAAAAAAGCTGTTTAGCGGATTTCAGATATGATGTTGAACATCCTTTGTACTGGCTTGAATATACCTGTTTGATATCAGATGGAACAACAGTATCAATCTGCTTTTGCCCTATTTCATCAATAAGGTGTTGGAGGTGAATTGCTAATCCTGTATATGTTGAATCCGCTACTTCCGGGTAAGAACGTTTTAGCCAAGGTAAGGCGTATTCTGTAACAGTTTGCCGCAGGAATCCCCTATTCTGGTTTTTGATGTATTCATCACGGGCTTCAAATGCTTCTTCTGGGGTTGATCCATAGAATTGGATACCCTGATATTTGCATTTAAAACGCCCGTCTTTTCTTTTTTTCAAGGTTTCCTTTTTCTTTCTTGGCATTCGATCACCTCCAATGCCCTTCAATCGTTAAAAAAGGCGTGTATAACCGATTGCAAGACCGTGGATGATTATTTCATTATCCGAATTTGCTGGGGCGTATATGGGTGAAAATGACGGGTTGTCCGCTATAAGCAATAATCCATCCTGCTGATGATAAACGTGTTTTAGTGTAGTTTCTCCGTTCACGTTTACGGCGGCTATTTGTCCGTTTTCCACATCCGGCTGAATTCTGATCAAAACCAGATCCCCGCTTTTGAATGTTGGTTCCATAGAATCCCCTTTACATCTAAGGGCAAAATCTGCCCGGATTCCTTCCGGGACATCTGTATAACCTTCTATGTTCTGGACAGCTTCTGTTGGTGTTCCACAGGCTATTTCCCCGACAATTGGAACCGTGTTTCGCCGGATGGGAATATAAAGCGGATCATATCCAAGAATTGTTGCATGGTCTACACCAAATATTTCAGACAACCTTTTCAGACGGGCACCAGATGGATTCTTCTTTCCGGTTTCCCAATCACTAACAGTTGCGTGTGATACCCCAGCAAGGCTTGCAAGTTCTTTTTGTTGCATCTCTGCTCTGATCCTGAGTTCCCGAACCCTATTCATGAATGCAACCCCCTTCCCGTTCAGTAAGCTAATTTTCTTCTGTAAGCTAATATTAGCAGATAAACGAACATAAGAAAAGAAAAATAATTAAACTTTTTTCATTTCGGGTATTTACAAAAAGCTTATATAAGCTTATAATGTTTAAGAACCGCAAAAACGGTTGATAATGGTTTATGAAAGGAGGGCAGAAGGGTGAAATACAGAAACGGGCTGAAGATCCGTGCCGCACGGGAAAAGAAGGGCCTTACCTTGGCACAGCTTGCGGAGAAGGTTGGAAAGACTGCGCCTTACCTGTCGGATATCGAACGTGGTAACCGCCGGGGAACCTACGCAACGCTTGTGAAGATTGCACAGGTTCTGGAAATGCCTGTGGAAGAGATCTGGGAGGTAGCTTAATGGAAAGGCTGGTTACTGTGAAGGATATCCGGGAGCGGTATGGTTGTTCTAATCCTACTGCCCGTAAATATCTGCGGCAGATGTTCCATTATGAAAATCCGCTAACCGCTCCTTTGTGGGCTGTTGCGGAATGGGAAAATGACCGGGAACGGATGCCAAGCGGAGCCAGCCGGGACAGAATGCAGAGGATCAGAAACACGAAAGACCGGGGGCGGGTGATCGTCCCCAGAAAGAGGGGCTAATTAACTATGACAAGGAAACAAGCTGAAGAAAACATCATTCGGTTGATGGAGCAGATCCGTCACACTTATTACCAGTACAACCCCACGGGTGATAATTTAACCCTGATTATGGGTCGGAATTATCTTTCTGCTAATAACTCTTTCCAGTATGGCGGGGCTGATTATGACAGGCCGTTATATGTGACTTTGACGGAGGTAGAAAGATGAACGGATGGCAAGCAGATGTGATGTTTGAAACAATCTCTGCTGAAGAATGGGAAAGGCTGAATGAACCAGATCCGGCAGAGGGCATCATGAAGGAAGCGGCAGAAAGCATCCGAAAGGCTTTAGAAAGTATTGATGATGGGTGCGATTGGATAGCGGATGCTGTTTCCATCCTGTGTGATACAGAAATGGCTAATAAGGTGCAATCAATTCTGGACGATTTCACAAAACTGGCGAATGATCTGGAAGGACTGAAAGATCACTACGAAAGGGGGGAAAGAGAGTGAAGAGCCGTTATTGCTATAGCCCCATGACTTCCAAGCGGATTGGACAGCGGTTGACGATTGCAGATCGTTTCCGCAGATGGAAAAGAGAGCGGGAAGAGCGGAGAAACTGGCCTGATGTGTTTATGGTTACCGGATATAACCCGCCGATTTATCCGGGAAAATAAAAAGCCCGTGCCGGACTCAAAGTCTCACAAAGCACGGGGGAAATTGAAGGGCTAACAACTATTTCCAACAGTTATTATATCAAAGTTTATAGCATATCGCAAGGAGGAAAATATGAGCGAATTAAGACAGGCCATGCCGGAAGAGCTTGAAGAGATCACGGAACTTGCTCCCGTTGATGGAGATATGGAAGCTGACAAACTTGTGAAGGCTATCCGGGAAGCGGAGGAAACGAAAAGCTTCTGGAAATCCTATTATGCGGAGAAGCTGAAGGAAGTTAATGAATCCTGTGATTTCATCATTGAACAGAACCGGGCAAGACTGCGGATGTATTTTGATTCCGTGCCGCATAAAAAGACGGCTACTCAGGAAAAGTATCCCCTCCCCTCTGGGAAATTGGTTCTGAAGGAACAGGAACCGGAATATCAGCGGGAAGACAAAACCATCATTAAGTTTTTGAAAGAAAATGGTGGTGAAAAGTTCGTCAAGATCAAAGAAGAGCTTGACTGGTCTGGATTAAAGAAAACGCTGATGATAGCGGGTGAAACCGCCGCAGATGAGGAAGGTAGACCGATTCCCGGAATTAAGGTTAAGGAACGTGAAAAAGCGTTCACTATTGAGAAATAACACGGAGGGCTAACAATGAAGTATTCAGATATTGATAAGGTTAATAGCGAGATCAAAATGCTTGATCTGAAGGGAAAAGATTATGCAATGGTTCCCGAACGGGTGACGGCCTTTCGGAAGCTGTTCCCTGATGGGTTTATCACATCCAGTATTCTTAACCTTTCCGATGATGGAACTGTAGTGATCATGAAAGCGGAAGCCGGATATTACAAGGAAGATGGAAGCAGAATTGTGCTTGGCTCCGGGACGGCAAAAGAAGAACAGGGAAAAGGCATGGTTAACGGCACTTCCCATATTGAAAATTGTGAAACCTCCGCAGTTGGTCGGGCATTGGGAATGATCGGTCTGGGGCTGAATGGCGGCGGGATATGCTCCGCTGAAGAGCTTGTAAACGCCATTACGGCGCAGAAACAGATGCAGGAAGAAAATCCCAAGCAGAACCCCGGACAGGCTGAGAGAGGGCAAAAACAGCCGTTTAAACAGGCTTCCAGACCAAAAGCGGATGTGCAGGAAACAGAGGGTGGAACTGTTCCCCCTGTTGGTTCAGAAAAACAGCCGGAAATAACCCCGTT